GTTCTGAATGGTACGGATACTCGCGCCGAAAATGTCAGCCAGCTGCTTTTTGTTGACTTCCATTGTTCATTCCACGGACAAAAACAGAGAAAGGAAACGACAGAGGCCAAAAAGCTCGTTTTCAGCACCTGTCGTTTCCTTTCTTTTCAGAGGGTGTTTTAAATAAAAACATTAAGTTACGGCGAAGAAGAACGGAAACGCCTTAAACCGGAAAATTTTCATAAATAGCGAAAACCCGCGCGCCTTCCGCCCCGTAACGTTCTGGATTGCCGGAAAGGACCCGCCAGCAATTCGGGTTTACTTCGCAATGGGATTTAATATCTGAACGACCAAAGTCGTGCGACCACGGTCGCACAGACCTGAATACACGTCCTGTTTCTTCCACCCCCGCACAGGACTGGCGAGCATGAGGGACAAACCCGCGAATCATAAACGCGGTAAAAACCCGGTGTGCATCGTTTTTGATTATTCCCGCACACTCGCGCAGAAGGAATTCCCCGTCGGGCTACGGTCATGGTTAATGCGGGAATACGGCGACGATACAGCGCATAATGTGTCAGGCTTGAATACCTTTATCGAATCCCCGTAACGAATTCTCCTGACGTTCCAGTCAGGTGATGATATGCATGGTGAGATTCAGATATGAAAAAGCCCCGCTAAAAGCGAGGCCATAAATCACTTAATATCTTATTGAGGACGCTGGAGTAATCCGCACTGAGCGAGAGTTAGAGCAATGTCATAAGCCCCTTGCCTGTCTTTATAGCAAGTTTTATCAACTAGCTCAGCTTTGCTAATTCCGGGTAAATCAAGAATCAGATTCGCAACTTCAATTGCCCTTTGGTACAACTTACCGATCTTTTTCTCCCCATGATGTGGTTTTACATTCTTCAGATAACCGCTATCCGCCAGAGCGAGAAACGTTGCCCTTGGGCATCCCTTCTTTCTTGCCGATTCGCTTTCTGTAACCTCAGCGACAGCAGCATCCCATGCATCACGAGGGGATATTGAATTATCAGCAACCAAATAATAAGCAATTAAAGCGGCGCGCGCGTATTGAGACATAATGCATCCATATACAAAAATCTTATGATAAGACTTTTCTAATATGAACACTGTGATCTCACATACTCTTGCAGGCCATTCAATTGGTTAGTTATGGTTTCGATGCGCTCTCTGAGAACGAAATAATCCCGTTGAGCGGTGTCAGTAAGTCTGGGGCTGGAAGCATCATCCACGCCGGAGGCGGCGGTGGTTTTATGCTTGTCCGGACAGACTGCTTTGACGTGCAGCCACTTACGACCAGCAGAAACATCAGCACGAAGACTTTCGATAGTCGCGTTAGCATCAGCAAGCTCCTTTGTATATCTGGCATCGAGTTCAGCTAAATCACGTTGACGCTTCTGCATGTCAGCGATTGTGGATGTGGCCTTATCACGCTGCTTTTTGTAAGTGATGGCGTTATCACGGTAATGATTAACCGCCCATGACAGGCAGACGATGATGCAGATAACCAGAGCGGAGATAATCGCGGTTACTCTGCTCATTGTTGCCCCCACAAACAGACTTCACGCTCAATCTCGCGGCGAGTCATCAGCCCTTTCCATTGCTTACCGCCAGCGTATGTCCAGCGCCGTAGCTGATCACATGCGCCTTTGATACTCAAACGACACCTATGAATCAAATGGCCTTGATTCAGCACCAACCCACAAATACAACGCATTTGGTGAGCGAGGCTCTATTGTTGGAGGTTATTGCACGGTTAAAACAGCAGATGGTGACTACCTGACTGAAGAAATGAGTCTGGCAGAAATTAAAGCTGTGGAAGCAACGAGCAAGGCAAAGAATGGACCGTGGAAGACATTCTGGGAAGAGATGGCGCGTAAAACCATAGTTAAACGCGCCAGCAAATACTGGCCTAAAGCCCAGCGACTGGATAATGCCATTCACCTGCTTAACGAAGATGAAGGTATGCATCAGGAACCAGTTATGCCGCACAAATCAGAGGAAGATATCCGCGAAGATGAACGGAAACGCCAGCAGGAAATAATGGAAAAAGCACAACTTCTTTGTGATGAAATGGCTCAGGCAGAAAACATGGATGATTTGAAGCGATATTTTGCAGAAGCATATCGCCTGACATCTGGAATGAAATTGCAGCAGAACGTACAAGCCATTTACATAGAATGCAAAGCGAAACTGGAGGTTGCCAGTGAGCAAACTATATGAAATAGCCAATGAATACGCAAAATTGATGGATTCAGATTTAGAGCCAGAGATGATTGCTGACACAATAGAAGGAATGGAAGGAGAATTTACCGATAAAATAGAGCAACTTCTCGCCATTATTAAAAATGAATCTGGTTATGCTGAACGCCTCAAGGACGAGGCAAAGTCACTGAATGAACGAGCCGCAGTAATTCAAAATAAGATTGACAGCATTATGGCGTATATAGCGTCATCGCTTGAAATGGTTGGCAAGAAAAAGATTCGAGCAGGTATTCACCAAGTAACAATCCGCAAACCGTCAGAAACTGTAGAAATCATCGACTCAAGCGCCCTTCCTCCTGAATACGTTGAGTTTGAAACGACAATTAAAGCCGACAAACTGGCAATCAAACACCAACTAAAAGCAGGAATAAATATCCCCGGCGCTCAACTCAAAGTTGGGAAACCTTCACTTCTTATCAAATAACGGTATCGACTATGAAAAAGACTCCATGGGAGAAATGGGAAGTCGATTTCTTGTGCGAAGTAGCGGCAACAATGCCAGTTGAAGTTATCGCTGAAAAACTGGAAAGGACTGAAAAAGCAGTAATGGCGAAAGCAACAAGGATTGGAGCTGACATTGTTAGCCGACTTCGTGGAAGACGCTGGACAAGAGCCGAAGTATCACTTTTCGGTAAGTTCTCCGCAGAAGAAATAGCAATTGCAACCTGCCGCTCAATTTATTCAGTAAGGGCTATGCGATACAAGCTAAAAAAACTCGATGAAGAAAGAGCAGGCATACGAATAAATTAACATGGAATAATTAACAATGAAGCTAAACATCGACCTCGGAAAATACGTTATTACCGGAACCAAACACGATCTGATTCTTAGCGAAAGAGGAATTATCAAAGAAGGCGAGAATGCAGGGAAAGAAACACTAAGTCGTATCGGTTATTACAGCAAGTTTGAGCATCTGGTTAAAGAGTTATGCAACCGTGAAATCCTGTTATCTCAGGCGCAGACGCTACAGGATATTCAGCAGCATATCGAAACTTTAGGTATGTCACTTAGCATGGCTATTGACCAGTTCGTTGAGAGTAAATCATGAGAGGACTTGCATACAATCCCGGCATTCTTCCGGCAGAAATGATTATTCGCCAACGCGTAAAGCCAATGCCATCGAGAGAGGAATTACTTAAGCGAAACTCGTTTCCATCAGTGAATCAAAACAAATATCTGAATGCGATATTGCGCAAAGGAGGCAACCGGTGACTGGACATGCAGCGATCCTCGACATGTGCTGTGGCAGCCGCATGTTCTGGTTAGATAAGAATGACGAACGGGCGAGATAAGCGATCGGTTAAGTGCTATAGTAATGCGCTTTTGTATTTATGGAGTGAATATGAAAAATATCCTACTGGCATCATTGTTAGTGGCATCGCCGGGTGCATTTGCAGCCAGCTTTGACTGCCAAAAGGCTTCGACAGCAATCGAACATAAAATCTGCGATAACGAACGTCTGTCAAAATTAGACGAACAGCTTAGCTCTGCCTATTCTAGTGCCCTCAAAGAAAACCCAGAGAACGCAGACACCCTAAAAATGGTTCAACGTCAGTGGGTAAATATGCGTGGAAAACTCACTGATAATAAGGCTCTGGAGCTGGCTTATCTTATCCAAATTAATGGCCTCAACGGTTTGGGGAGTTCAGTCAGCGTAACAGCGGCCAATGAGATACCCACGTCGGCGCAGAAACATTCTGAAGAGCAGGAAGAAACAAGTAAGGCAGAAGCTAAGTCGGTCAAGAACGGCAATGAGCTAACCTTAGAGTCATTCCGAGCTAAATATGTAGAAGTAGATGGTGAGTATTACAGCACGACATCCATTCCTAGAGGCAGTTCGTTCTTGTTCACTTGCGCCAGTCGTATTGCTGATGACCAAGTGAATGTTTGGAAGAAACAGGCAGCCAAAGAGGGCAAAATCGACCTATTCTTTGAGGTTGAGAATCACTTACACACTGCTATGTTGAACGCCAATTTTCAGAAGTTGAATTCAGACCCTGCCAAAAGAGGTATTTGTAATCTGATTAACGCAGTGCCGTAAGTAAATTTAGGGCCACAGTTGTGGCCTTAAATATTTTTTTCAGCCTTTTCTTATTTGTAATAAGCAGTACTTGGTAGTGCTTATAAAACAGAATAAAAAACATATGACTTTGGCGATTACCCAGTAAAGATATTCGAAATAAATGTAAATATCGACAATGAATAACAATCCTCGCACTCGCGGGGATTTCTTTTATCTGAACTCGCTACGGCGAGTTTTGTTTTATGGAGATGATAAATGCACTTCCGAGTCACAGGTGAATGGAATGGAATGGAGAACCATTCAACAGAGTTATCGAAGCAGAGAACATCAATGACTGCTATGACCACTGGATGATATGGGCGCAGATAGCACATGCAGACATAACCAATATTCGAATTGAAGAACTGAAAGAACACCAAGCCGCCTGATGGCGGTTTTTTCTTGCGTGTAATTGCGGAGACTTTGCGATGTACTTGACACTTCAGGGGTGGAACGCACGCCAGCGACGCCCAAGAAGCCCTGAAACAGTTCGTCGATGGGTTCGCGAATGCAGGATATTCCCACCTCCGGTTAAGGATGGAAGAGAGTATCTGTTCCACGAATCAGCGGTAAAGGTTGACTTAAATCGACCAGTAACAGGTAGCCTTTTGAAGAGGATCAGAAATGGGAAGAAGGCGAAGTCATGAGCGCCGGGATTTACCCCCTAACCTTTATATAAGAAACAATGGATATTACTGCTACAGGGACCCAAGGACGGGTAAAGAGTTCGGATTAGGCAGAGACAGAAGGATAGCAGTTTCAGAGGCTATTCAGGCCAATATTGAGTTACTATCCGAGAACAGGCGTGAGTCACTGATAGACAGAATTAAAGGCGCTGACGTAATCACTCTTCATGCGTGGCTTGACCGATATGAAACAATCCTCAGCGAGAGGGGTATCAGGCCGAAAACTCTACTCGACTACGCCAGCAAAATCAGGGCAATCCGAAGAAAATTGCCGGACAAACCGCTCGCTGACATATCAACGAAAGAGGTGGCAGCAATGCTAAACACCTACGTAGCAGAAGGTAAAGCGGCTTCCGCAAAATTAATCAGGTCAACCCTTGTTGACGTTTTTCGTGAGGCAATAGCCGAGGGGCATGTGGCAACGAATCCGGTAACAGCAACCCGCACAGCAAAGTCAGAAGTAAGGCGCTCAAGGCTGACAGCTAATGAGTATGTCGCGATTTACCATGCAGCCGAACCTCTCCCAATCTGGCTGAGGCTGGCAATGGATTTGGCTGTCGTTACAGGGCAGAGAGTGGGCGATTTGTGCAGAATGAAATGGTCAGACATAAACGACAACCATCTTCACATTGAACAGAGTAAAACAGGGGCTAAGCTCGCCATTCCGCTGACGCTAACGATTGACGCGCTCAATATCTCATTGGCTGATACACTACAGAAATGCAGGGAGACCAGCAGCAGTGAAACAATAATTGCATCAACGCATCACGAACCACTTTCCCCGAAAACAGTATCGAAGTATTTTACAAAAGCGAGAAATGCATCTGGACTCTCATTTGATGGAGACCCGCCAACATTCCATGAACTGCGTAGCCTGTCGGCGAGGCTATACCTGAACCAGATTGGCGATAAGTTTGCTCAACGTCTTCTCGGGCATAAATCAGATTCAATGGCGGCGCGGTATAGGGACAGCCGTGGACGGGAATGGGACAAAATTGAAATCGACAAATGA